TTTCTTCTCACACTCCTCCAGCGTTCAGGTTCATTTCTCGGCCCGCTCGTTGAACTTGTGACCACATCCCTGACAAGCCTTTTCTTCGTGTCGCGTCGTGAAATCGCAGACGAAAAACTCGTAGTCCTCTGTTCGAAGGTGATCGAGTTCCGTGTGGCAGCCGTACATCGGACGTCGGGTGGTTTTGATTCTGGCGTCTAGGTTCATTGTTTGATCCTAAATTCTGTCCTTGGCGTATCCGCGATTAAGCTCGGCGTAGTATTCCGCCTCTTCATGCGCAGATTGCGAATCATCGATGCGAGCAGAAACGATCGCGTCATAGGCGCAGATCAGCCAGCCTATTCTGGAGTTCATCTCGTCCTGATCGTCCAAGATACACAGCGGATCGGCGCGAACGACATCAAGGTCTTCTGCCGTCAGACGTGCTGGCATGCTCACTTGTTGGGCTTCTGCCATATCGCCCTCTCTGTGTAATGCCTGACGATCTGCGCGCGACCGTGCAGCGAGCACACCGGAATCGCCCGGCCGTCGCGCGTGTTGCGGTACTCGTTGCCGTGGTTCTGGCATTGCTGTTCGTGCATGGTTTTGCACTGACAGCGGATGCGCGTCGGCGGGGTTTTGTTTTTGGTGAGGATCATGAATGTCCATTTTCAATTGCTTCAAAACGGGATTGAGTCTTCGTCGAGGTCGTCGAATGAACCCCGCTGGGTGCCCCGCTCATTGCGCTGCTGCGACGTTCCGCCCTTGCTGCCTGAACTCGATTCGGGCTTGCCGCCGAGCATCTTCATTTCGCTTGCGACAATTTCTGTCACATATCTATCCTGCCCGTCCTTGTCCTGATACTTCTTGGACTTGATCGCTCCCTCAAGATAGACCTGCGAACCCTTCTTGAGATACTGCCCGGCAATCTCGGCGAGCTTGCGGTAGAAGACGATGCGATGCCACTCGACGGCTTCTTTCTTCTCGCCGCTGGTCTTGTCCTTCCAGCTTTCCGACGTTGCGATGGAAATGTTGCACACTGCATCACCGTTGGGCATGTACTTCATCTCTGGGTCACGCCCAAGCGATCCGATCAAAATTACTTTGTTCAAACTCGCCATCATTCGGCCTTTCTGAGTGCGTTAAGTGAGGAAACCGTCGATGAAACGTAATCGAGGAACTTAACAACCTCGCTTTCGATCATTTCCAGATATTCGGTATCGGGAATGTATCTCACAACAAACAACTGGAGGTCGCCAGGAAGACGAGGGTCGAAAGACACGAAATCGCACCATTTCCGACCGGTGCAGATCATCTGCCATGCCATCTGAGGTTTGTACTTTTCAGGGACTTCTTGACCCAGTAGATAGGAGATGTGGGTTGCCGTATTCGGACATTTGATCTCGATCAGACCTTCCTCGCCGATCAAACCATCAGGAGAAGCGCCGGACATCGGGATAGACGTATGATCGACAAACCCAACTTGTTCAACCATTTCCCCGCGAAGGCACTCATACGCGCTTCTGGCGAGCGGTTCATTCTCGGTGCCCCATCGCATGGCATCATTCGTGAAAGACTCTTGTACGCATCCTGTGAGCCTTTCTGCGACCAATTGCGCGGCGTAGTTCTCTCTGCTGGCCGAGTATCCTGATTTTGTCTTGGCGATCACGTCAGAAATCCGCGATGCGGTTAGTTTTCCTAAACGAATTAGCTTCCAAGCATCACTGCCTTGTTCCATCACGATTGATCCTGCGAAAGACTTTTCTTCACTTCTTTGCCGATCTTGTCTAGTTCTTCAATTGAACCAGTATCGCCGGACTCAATCGCCGCTTTCTTGGCCGCGAGATAGGCCTGTTTCAGTTCCCCGTCGTCCTTTGCCTTACGCATCTCAGAGGAGTATTTGGCGAGGTCGAACGGCTTCGCAGTCGGTTTCTTGACTGCGTTGTTCCCGTCGTCGTCTTCAGGCGCGATCCCGCAAGCTGCCATGAGCGAATACCGGCGGGCGTAGGTCAGCGCAGACCCATACCCTTGGGCGTCGTGTTTCGATGCCGGGACATGGAGTTTCCCGCATTGGTACATCTCGCCGGACTCGTGGATAAACACGGTCTCAACGATGACCCCGTCGGAGGACTCAGAACACTGCTGGATCAGCGCGATCCCCGAGGAGTTCAGTGCGTCGATGACCGCTTCCACGCAAGCAGCTAGGTCTGCGTATTTCGACTTGAAGTGCGGATTTGTCGAGGTCTTCAGTGCCGGCGCGAAGTTCTTTTGAGCCTTCACGAGTGCTGAAAAAATATTCTTCATACTGCCCCCATTGTTGGAAATATTGAATTCCGCCATCCATCACAAACTCGTGAGTTCAGCCCGGAGCCGGCATTCTTCCGGCGCGATCCTTCGGGCATAGTCGGTGTTGCCGGTTTCGGTCGCGTCATGCAGGGCGATCTGCAACAGTCGAAGGCGGATGACCTTGAATGCACGGATGATCGAAGTCATTGCGAGACGATCCACTCAAGGAGTGCAAACGCGACGAGGCCAGGCAGCATCGCCATGAACAAGGCCAATAGCCAGTCTGTGACGCCAATTGATTTGCGCGGGATGCGGGCGAGCATCGGACTCATTCCGCCATCCCCTCCAGGCTTTCGAGCCGAGCGCGAAGTGACTTGATCTCCTTCTCGCGCTGCTCGGACAAGAGCTTCTGAAAATCAACATCAGGGACATCACCGAGGTCAATATCGATGGTTTTGACCAGGAAATAGTCAGCAATACCCGACATGTCGTGCGTGGTTGCACAGATTTCGGAAGATTGCGCCCACGGTCTAACTACTCGGAACACATTCAGTTTCACTTCATTTCTCCTGAGAATAGACTACCCCAAGGGTGATAAGCCCTGCCCCACCGTCAGCACGATTCCGCTGTTGGCTAGGTGATCCGAAGACGGTCATTCGCTTTCTCGTATGAGTTGGTCTCACCTCTTGGCCCATACGATTCACTGATACCTGACCGAAGTTCAGTCGGACAGTCGCCGGGTGCTGGCGTGCCGGTGTTTCCTTCCGAGCGGCCCATTCAAGCCCACTGCTGACGCGCGGAGTACGGTCTCGGAAACGCAAAAGCCCCAAACTGCTCACGTCTCCGGTTCTGGCCAACCGCCCTTTCGGGTTTGAAACGTGATGAGTTTGGGGCTTCATCTTGTTCAGTCGGCCAGAACTGACACGGAAAATAATACCAGATGCCAAATCAAAGGCAAGTGGTATTGCAGATACCGCCATTACAGCATGTGGTGCAAATCACCATTCTCCCATCCGGGTAATAGATGGTTTGCGTGGTGCAGTAGGCATAGGCCATCGCCGGGATGGTGATTGACGCGACAAACAAGATGGCTTTCAGCATTTTTGACTCCTAGATTTGATTGTTGCTCTCAGGGATTTAAGTTTCTTCTCTTCGGCGAGCCGTTTTTCACGTTCTTCACTGGCTTTTTGAATGTAGTAGTTCCTTTGTTGATAAAACCAATCCAAAACGTTTAATCCGCGATGTTCGTAATCGTGCGTTGGATTACATACGAATTCACCGCATCGATATATTGCTATGGTTCTTTCAGGCTTAGGGTATCGGCGACATTCTCCACCTGAGCTGTTAATCTCAAATGATTTTTCATCATCACTTACCCAATGAACGCAAAATCTGCATCCCATGACGCCACCTAGATTTGACGGTTGTTACAGAAAACCTTGACCCTGCCGGCCCGAACGCGTTGGCGGATTTGGATCGCCTTCGAAACGCACTCGCGGGTCGGGACGATGTAGGTGCGTTCGGTGGAGATTCCTGACATTGACAGGTAGGCGACGAGGAGAGTGGTCACAGCTTGCGCCCCATCAATTCGCACAACCCGCAGTAGTGCATGGGCTCAACGAACGAACGCTCTCTCGGAGATTCCTGTTCGATCATCTCCATTTCGGCCTCAAGACGGCGATTCCTGGCGAAGATTTCGCGCGATCCTTTCTCCCAAGCAGCGAAGTAGATCGTGTCGCAGATCGTTTTGCGAGCCGCCCATTGTTCAAGCGTC